CGAGACGACCGGAACCCATGTGACGTCACTCATCCCGACCAACGTGTATGGCCCACACGACAACTTTTCGCTCGAGGATGGACACGTCGTCCCGGCGCTGATTCATCGCGCATGGATCGCCGCCAGGGATGGAAAGACGCTTCAAGTCAAGGGGACGGGTCGGGCGCTCCGACAGTTTATTCACGCGGACGATTTGGCACGTATCGTCGTATGGGCGGTCGAGTCGCCGGAGAAGCCACCACCCATGATTGTGTGCTGCAACGAGCAAGAGTATTCGATCCGAAAGCTCGCAAAAACAATCGCACGTGAGTACGGCATTCCCATCGAGTTTGTCGGTGGACCAGACGGCCAAATGCGCAAGTTTGCCAAGCCGGGTCCCGGCGAGTTTCCACAGCCCGAGAAGGATCTGAAGACTGGTCTTCGCGAGACGATCGAGTGGTTCAAAAATTATGCCAGTCAACAGTAAATGGATCACCACTTTCGCGATCCTATGAGTGCCGGCGCCATTGCCGCCGCCGCGACGTTGGCATATATCCACGTCAAGGCGTCCATGAACAAGGAGAAGCTTCCAAACTCTGCATACTTCAAGCCTGCGTTCCTGGTCGGTCTCCTCGTCTATTTCATCGTGTCCCAGGGCGCGGGTTCGAAGGAGTCCATTTCGCACGACCCTTTTTAAATCGCAGTGAATAATACATGGCGCGCTCGAACAACGGTGGTATCCTCGGATCCGGTATTTTCGGTGGTATCGGCTCGGTCGTTCAGTGCAAAGCCGAGGATGATTCGCTGTACTGCAAGTTTGCCAAACTGATGAATATCATCTTTTGGATCATCATGCTCGCCTTCATCCTCTATTTTCTCCGTGACTTGGCTAAGAACAAGTTAAAGTAAACAGACGTCATATACCTAATGGCGACCACCGTTTCTGCTTTCAATGACATGATGCAACAGTTCCTCGACGAACTCGTACTCACCTTCCCCGAGGAGAAGTCGTTCGTCAAGTACCAGGCATCTTTCAGCATGATTCGCAAGGCGCGCCCCCGTGCCGTGCTCGAGAGCTTCATGAAGTCGATCGGCCCGGTTGCTTCCCAGCTGATGGAGAAGAATGAGTCGTTTTTCAAGGAGAATTCCGATTCCGTGCCTCTGCTCAGCGAGCTGAACATTGCCAAGATCTGGGGGGATGATCTGTCATCCTCGACCAAGGAGGCAATCTGGAAGTACCTCCAGACGCTCTACATTTTGGCGTCGACCATCAGTGCTCTCCCAGCCGAGACGCTCAGCATGATTGAGAGCGTCGCCGAAAAGTGCGCCAAGCAGATGACCGAGGAGGGCATCACCGGTGAGGAGGCGCTCATGAAGAACATGTCCGGTCTCATGTCTCAGCTCATGGGCTCGGGTGGTCTTGCAGGGCTCATGGGCGAGAAAAAGATCTCGGAGTAATTCAATATGGACATTGCCCAAGAAGTGTTCAAGCAAGACAAACTTATGGACTTTTGGCCGTCCGATCGTCAGACGGCCAAGGAGCGTGTCGAAGCGACGACCCGCTTCATCGTGTATGCCGTCGTGATTCTGTTTCTGATTCGCCGCGATTCACGCGTTGTGCTCCTCGGTGGCCTCGTGCTTGCCGTTCTGTATGGTCTTTATTTCAATAACATGATCCCAGAGGGGGCTCGTTCCGCCTATGTTGCCAAGGGACTCCAGGGCTACACCATGCCGACCGTCGACAACCCCATGGGCAACATTCTGATGGGCGAGTATTCGACCAACCCTGACCGTTCACCAGCAGCGTGGTACCCGTCAGTGCGCAAGGAGGTTCAGACGGATTTCGACATTGTTCACCCGTTTGAAAAGGTGCGTGACTATGACCGCAACTTCTACACGACGGCAAGTACCACAATTCCCAACGATCAGGCGGCATTTGCTCAGGCTGCCTATGGTCGTCCGTTTGCGCCTCAGTGCCGCGACACCCCCGGAGCGTGCGACCCAGAGGGCAACCCGAACGCTCGTTTCCCGGAGCGTGTCCAGATGCGCGGCGGCAACGGTGGCGGCTACCGTTAAAAATGTTCACACCTAGAAAGAATGCCTCGGCTTCAGACTGACGGTGTCGTCCTCGAGGATGGAATCTGGAAGGGTCCTTCCAACACAAACTATGTTGACATGATCATGACCGACGATGCGCTTCGCTCCCAGACGAGCTCGCGCAACAACAAGTACTGGACGGCCGAGAAGTTTGACTTTCCGACCCTGTATGAGGTGAATGAACCGGTTCGCGTCCAGCTCAACGATCCCATCAGCACGTACGCCGTGTACCAGACCGAGTCCTTTGCCCAGCGTTACGGCGGCAAGAAGTAGATTTTTTATAGCAGTTGTAAGTAATATGGACCCTTTGTCCCTGGCAGCGATTGTCGGTCTTGTCTATTCGGGCAAGAAAATCAGCGATGCCAAGGAGGAACAGCAGCAGGTGCCTACGATGCTCGCGCCCAAGAAGATTACGCGTGTTGAGCTCGATCTCAAGAGCTTCCGTCGGTCCCAGGACCCCGTGTTTGACGACACGATCATGACGCCCGACACTGGTCGCGGGTTTGCGGGAAATCCCGATTGGCGTCTTCGATCGAAGGAGGCGGTGCCAAACATGGGCGATATCGTCAAGAATGGCAAGCGTTTTCCGTTCGGTCAGCCCGTGTATGACGTGTCGTACCGCGAGAATGTCACAAACAGGATGAACAACTTGAATCCGACCGAAAAGGTGTACGTCGGTCGCGGTCTCGGTCTCGATCCCAACACGGCAGCAGCCGGTGGTTTCCAGCAGTTTTTCCGTATCGAGCCGACCAACATGAACGAGGAGCGTCTGTCAACCCTCCCAGGCACGTGGGGAGGACCCGCCAACTCGTTCATCAAGAATGGTGGGACGACGATGGGTGAGATTACCCACCATGCCAAGGACAGCAAGGCGTGGCACCGTGATCCGGCTCAGAACCGTGGTCAGGGGCAGGGTGGTGCCCTCACAGCACCAGAGGGACGTCCCGACTTCCAGAAGACTCGTCGGACGACCAACCGTCAAGAGACGGGCTACCGTGATGATAATCTGGGTGACGGCCCGGCGCAGTTCAGGATCGGCCAGGGCTACGACAGCACGCTCATGAACAACGGTCAGACGCGGAGCACCAACAACCGTGTCAACCCCGATCGTGCAGCCAATCCGGGACGTATGAACGTTCGCCAAGACGCCGTCGGCATGGTGGGCGCCAATACGACGACCCGTCTCGAGGCGAGCTCTTTGCCCATTCGGCCGGCGGATGGTTCGCACGGTCAGCGTTACATCGTGCCGCAGTACCAGAAGGACAACATCTTCAAGGGGAACAGTGAGGCCAAGATTGATTTTAATCTGGCGAAGGATGTCCGTGCAAAGAACCCGTTGGCTCAGCCGGCCTTTGTGGACTATGCAAAGGCGTGAAAAAAAAAGGTTGACTTCTGTTAAATGAGCGGTGGCATTGTTCAACTCGTTGCAATCGGCGCTCAGGACGCATACTTGACGGGGAAGCCTGAGGTTTCGTTTTACCGGTCCACGTACAAGCGGTACACGCACTTTGCCAACTCGGTCGAGCGTCAGCTCATCCAGGGCACGCCGAGCGCGGGTGGCATTTCCACGATTCGGTTTGAGAAGAAGGGTGATCTGATGTCCTACGTGTACCTGACTGCTCGTGACTCGACCGGTGCTCAGGTCCCTCTGCTGAACTGGGCGAGCGTCATCGACAAGGTGGAGCTTCTTATTGGCGGCCAGGTGATTGACATGCAGGACGCCTACTGGATGAATAACATTGAGCCGGTTGTCGGCGCGACGAACACCAACCAGCGTCTGCTGCCCAAGTACGACAGCGTGCTCACGCCGACGCAGGCGGGCTTCAACAACAACTCGTTCCAGGCGCTCAAGTTCTTCTTCTGCAAGGATTGGCAGTCTGCTCTGCCCCTGGTGGCTCTGCAGTATCACGACGTCGAGCTGCGCATCACGTGGGCGGCGACCCTGACCGCGACCGCATTCAGCGGTGCGACGTCTCTGACGCCCACCACCTACCAGAATCTGCAGTACATTCTCTGGACCAACTTCATCTACCTGGATCAGACCGAGCGTGACTACTTCTCCAAGACGTCCCAGGATATGCTGATCACCCAGGTCCAGCGTCAGTTTGTGCCGAACACCCCCGTGATGGAGTTGGCCTTTGCTCACCCGGTCAAGTACCTGGCGTTCCAGTCGAACAACTACGTCCAGGCGTACACCATGAGTGCGACCAACGCATCCTCTCTGCAGCTCAAGACGCAGGTGAACGGCACGGACATTGGCGAGTCTCGTTCCCTGCTGTCGTGGGTGGATGCCAACCAGTATTACCACACGCCCAACGGCTACGCTCCGTACAGCGGTGCCGTCTCCAACGTGGCGATCGTGCCGTACTGCCTGGACACGTCCAAGCTGCAGCCGACCGGTACCCTCAACTTCTCGCGCATTGACACCTACCGTCTGATTACGCCGTCCAACATCACTCTGCAGAGCATCGTGCAGGGCACGACGTCTGGATCGACGGCTGCTGCCGGTATGTCTGCGTCTCCGTACATCTACGCGGTCAACTATAACGTGCTCCGTATCCAGAACGGTATGGGTGCCGTCTTGTATTCTTCTTAAAATCTCGCTAAAACCTAGATGAGTAGCGTCGGAGGTGCGCAGCTCTTAGCCGAAGGGCCACAGGACGAGTGGCTTTCAGGCACCCCCCAAGTTTCATTTTTTCGATCAGTGTATCGGCACAGCGTGCCATTTGGTACCGAACTCAAAAAAATGAATTTTGATGCAGATGGATCGTGTCGTTTTGACAGATACGGCGATCTCCTCGGGCCGTGTCATCTCACGGCGCACGACAAGGTGACTGGACAGCTTGTGCCTTTGAACTCATGGGCAGGAATCATCGATTCGGTCGAGCTCGTCATTGGTGGTCAGCTCGTCGACACGCAAGACTATGTGTACTCGTCGCAGGTGTGGCCGGTGCTCGAGGCATCGACGTGGTCGCAGCGCGAGGCAACGCCGACTGGATTTTACCCTTTACACTTTTTCTTTTGTCAAGACTGGTCACGCGCATTCCCTCTGTGCGCACTCAAATACCATGATCTGACGATTCGTATCAAGGCGTTGTCGACCACATACACCATTCAGATGTGGGCGTCGCTTCTCCATCTCAGCGAAGTCGAACGCAGTTGGTTTGTCGATCAGCCGCACCAGCTCCTCATCACACAGTCACAGCGTACACGCATCACTGCAGACCAGAATGAGTTTCAGCGTTTCGCCGGACCGATCAAGTACCTGGCGACCCAGGTTTTCGATTACCAACGTTTGTTCACCCCTGTCACGGCACCGACGCCCGTGACGCTCGACACGACAACCACGCAAACGTACACGGTCAATTACTACAATCCGTACAATCAATCAATCACATGGTCACATACAACTCCTCTGCCGGCAGGCGTCACCGTGACGTCCCAGACAAACACAGCGATTGTGTTTACGATTGCAGCCGGGACGCTTTTCCCGGCGACTGCATTGAATGTGACAGCAACAATAATAACACCCTAGAGTATGAGCGCGACCTTCGTGCTGGCTACAGGTGTACGGCCAGTACTGAGTGCCGTAGACCAAACACTGGATACGACGACGCAAAAGACATTCCAGGTGCTCCAGACGGCTGCAACGTCAGGCACGGGAACCATTACGTGGTCATATTCACTTCCAGACGGAGTGTCCGTCTTTACGTCCGGCGGGACCCAGATTACATTTTTGATCCCGGCGGGTTTGATCATACGGCCACAGATGTTCACCGTGACGGCGACAAACGAAGTGGGTCAGCGGTCAGTCACAACGGTGAGGCTTGCATCCGGTCCCAAACCCATCGTTATTTCGCCCGGCCCTCTCACGTTTAACACGTCGACCGTGGGACGCACGTTCAGGGTTGTTCAATCAGTCTCTGCACCGGGTCAGATCACATGGTCATACAACCTACCGATCAACGTGAATGTCATCTCGTCATCAAACAGTGAGATTATCTTTGGGATAAATGCCGGGAAGAACACCCCGTTAACACTCATGACCGTCTTAGCCACGAACGAAGCAAGTATCGCCTCGACTCCTGTGGATTTTGACGTCAGTGCGTTCATCGCCCCCAACGTCACAGGCATGGATCAAAGATTCGACACGACAACCTACCAAACATTTAGCCTTGCACAGACGATACACCCGGAGGCGACTGGACCCATCACATGGTCATACACGGGTGGTGGAAGTCCAGCTCTTGCTTCCTCGGACGACACGCAGATTACATTTTCGTTAACCATCGGAGGTCCGTATCGCGACAACGTGCCGTTCACAGTCACTGCGACCAACGTGCTCGGCGTCTCGGCATCGAAAACCATCGTTTTAACATCTGGTTCCCGGCCCATTCTGACATCTGCCGCAACAACCCTGATTGTCGACTCGAGCATCGCGCGCACATTCACAATCAATCAAACTGTGGCGCCTTCGGCAACCGGCCCACTCGTATGGAACGGTGGGTACCCGCCATCGACAATCTCGTACACGAGCGCGTCTGACACGGGCATAACGCTCAACGTCGCACAAGGGGCTATCATTTCAACGCCGGTTGTTTTTCCCGTCGTTGCGGCGAGTGGTATCACGCATCTCACGTCGGCACCTCTCGAGTTTTCAATCAAGGCGGCCGGGATACCCGCTCTCGTACCACCCGGTGCGCAGAATCTCGACACGCTCAGGACGAACGCATTTACGATCGCTCAGACTGGAGCATATACCGGTCCCGTGTCATGGTCATACTCCCCGCAAGTCCCGGCGACACTCATAACGTCCGACGGCGGGATCACGTTTTCGTTTGCACCCGGAACGAGCTTCGGACCAACAACCGTCACGGTCGTGGCGACAAACGTCATCGGCGTGTCCGCATCTACAGCCTTCACGGTGACGGTAGCCGTGAAACCCGTGCTCGTATCGCCTTTTCAGCTTGCGCTCGATACGACGACCCAACAGACATTCACAATTGCACAGACATCTTCGGGTGCCATGTCATGGGCATACACGTTTCCGCCCGCCGGGGTGACAGCCACGACGGCAGACTCGGGGATCACATTTACCGTCGCAGCCGAAACGTACTTTTCAACCAAAAACATGGTGGTAGAAGCCATAAACCTCGCTCAAGTTGCAACGATTCTCGGCGTCAATCTATCGGCCGGTGTTTCATCTACATTCATCATGAATTTTGGCGGGACAGACATTGGTTCCCCGACCGACGGCGGTGTCTTCCAAACGAATGGGCCTCCACCCGGGGCTGCATACCCATCCGCGTCACTCTTTCTGGCGTCGCCGTCCAACCCACAGACGTATGACGTGTTTGGTCAGCCGTACGGAAACGGCGAGTACATCATGTCGGCATCGTCCGTGTCGAGAAACATGTCAAACGCCTTTTCATTCACGGAGAATGTCGAGTGGTCATCGTCGACCAGTGTGTACACCGCCGGGGCGTATACGGGCGCCCAAGTGACGTATGTTGACAGTGTCGCGCGCTCGGGCGAATGGATCCAACTTCAGATTCCAGATACAATCACGGTGACGTCGATCCAACTGATTGAGGTTGGTGGGTCAAATGCAACCAGCTATATCATCGCGGGGTCGAACGACGGTGCGGTATGGTACTCAGTCTATCAGGGAACGGGCAGTGCATCAGGCGCCGACTTTTTCACGACTGTGCTGAGTGTCACGGGAGTCACGACAGCATACATGACCTACAGGTACATTGCGACGGCGACCAATCCGGCGAGCACGCTCACAAGCCTCGGCGGCCTCCAGGTGATTGGTACCACCGAATACGTGTCACCAAAGCTCGTCAATCCGCGCAAGCTCACATTCATCGTGACGGCCGAACAGCTCTTCACGGTTCAGCAAACGTCCGATCCAGCCGCAACAGGTATACTCTCATGGTCAACCACACCATTCATCACGGACAATAGTCCGTCGCCGGCAACAGTGTCGACGCCAAACATTTCCATCGCAAACCCCTACACGAACGCAGTCGCCGGGTCGTTCACCGGCTTGATTGAGTTGACTGACCCGAAGCTCGACATTGACATTCTGCGCGCCGAATTTACAATTGAGTTTTGGGTCTACGGGACGTCGAGCACAAACTTTGGTACGATCATTTCACGTTCGTCGGCAGCCGCACTGGCAGCCCCTTTTGATTGGCAGTTTTTCCAGGATGCGTCGAGCACGTATTTCCAGATGAACACGTTCCGTGTGGGTGTTCAACGTAAGGTGCTTTCGCCATTTGTGTGGAACCACGTCGCAATTGTAAGTGATGGGAGAAACGTCGTGCTTTACATCAACGGCGTAGACAATGCACGGACGTCAATCATCGTGGGTTCGTACACGGCCGGTCGATCAATCTTCATTGGCGGTGGAAACACGGGGACGCTGTTCACGGGGTACGTTGCCGATGTTCGGATCGTGTCTGGCTTTTCAGTGTACACGTCAAACTTTTCAGTTCCGACTGCACCGCTCGTCCAGGCAACGCAGGGAATCACGCTCATGCTTCTGCAAATCAAACCGACTCTTCCGTCAGGGTTTTCAATTTACAACGTCGCGACATCAGGCATCACATTTTCGATTGCACGCAACACGGTATTCACCGACAACTTTACGGTCCAGGTTCAGAATCTTACCGGCGGAGATTCGTCCGTGACGTTTTTTATTGATACGACGCCGACTCCACCCACCTTGTCTGCCGCAACACCCTTTGTCGTTCCGACATTTGTGTCGACGACATTTTCAGTGTTTCAGACGGCATCGGCGGCACTCACGGGTCCGATTGAATGGACATATACAACCCTCCCAACAGGCGTCACGGAGACGATCCCCAAGGATGATACCCAAATCACCTTTGCGGTTGCGCAGTACGCCGTGCCCTACCAGGAAAGTTTCACGGTAACAGCCACGGCTGATTTCGGTCTCACGAGTCTGATTGTTGTCTACACGGGGTATGGCAACACGCCCGTTCTTACGAGCGCATCACCCTATGTCATTGCATCGTCGGCCGGGACGACGTTTACGATCAGCCAAACGGCTCTGTACACGGGGACGATTACGTGGACATACGGAGCACTGCCGAGCGGCGTTTCATTTTCAAGCTCGGACGATACGGGCATCACGTTTGCTGTCGCGACAAGCTCGACGTCAGCAACCACCGACTTTAGCGTGACGGCGACGTGCTTCTACGGCGCGTCAAGCACGACCATTACGTACACGTCAGCACCTCCGGCCGGGCCAGTCGGGTCGGTCGGTCAATTCGGCTCGACGTTAAACCCGAGCATTTCGCTTTCGTGGTCTGCCGGGTCAAGCGCCACGTCATACTCAATCGTGACGACGCCCGCGACGACGACCCAAACGACGAGCGGCACATCATACACATTCACGGGTCTGAGTGCCGCGTCCGAATACACATTCACGATCCAGTCTGGTAACTCGATTGGTGCATATGCATCACCAGTCACGTCCGGAAACATGTACACGTCAGCTTTGCCGACCAACCTGGTCGTCGGCTCAGTTTCCGGGACGAGTATCCCTCTTTCATGGACGGCGGGCTTTGGCGTGTCGTCATACAGTGTCACATCGACGCCAGCGACAACGACCCAGACGACGAGCGGCACGTCGCGCACATTCACGGGGTTGACGGGTGGAACACCATACTTGTTTACGGTTCAATCAATCGTGCCCACTGGTATTGGTGGTACAGTGAGTTCCGTGTCGTTCGTGACACCGGCTGCAGCCGTCGCATCAATCACGAGCATTACCATTGCGGGTCTGACGAGCGTCACTGTCACATGGCCGGGAAGCGCAAGTGCGAGTTCATACTCGATCAAGACAACCCCGGCAACAACCACGCAAACCACGGGTGGAGTATCGCTCGTCAAGACGGGACTCACAACCGGTGTCGACTATACGGTGAATGTCACATCAATCAACGCCTTTGGTTCTGGCGGTGTCACAACATCTGGATCATTCGTCATTCCGAACGTAGTCACCAACCTTTCGCTCGGGAACCAACAGATTACGACGGTCGATCTCGCATGGACGCCTGCATATGGCGCGACGGGGTACTCAATCACGACGTCGCCAGGGACAACAACACAAACAACGGCGAATCCCAACTATACATTCACGGGTCTGAGTGGAGGGACACTCTATACATTCACGGTCGTGTCGACAAATTCGTTCGGATCAGGTGGCTCGGCGTCATCTGCATCAATTCTGACCAGACCGGCAGCCGTGACTGGAATCACCCCGAGCAATTACAGTCTCACGACGGTTGACATGTCATGGACAGGTGCAACCGGTGCCGCGTCATACATCGTCACGACGACGCCCGCAACCACCACACAAACAACCAATGGTACGTCAATCACAAAGACGGGCCTGACAGCCGGCACATCCTACATTGTCAATATTCAATCCGTCAATGCGAGCGGAAACGGCGGGACGGCATCGTCTGTGAGCTTCTTCACACTTCCGCCGGCCGTCACAAACCTTGCGCTGAGCAATCCACAGATTACGACGGCTGATCTCACATGGACGGCTGCACTCAGTGCAACCTCATACAAGATTGTGACGACGCCTGCTTCAACCATGCAGACAACATCTGGAACGACATTCACAAAGACGGGCCTTGTGGGTGGGACGACGTATACATTCACGGTGACATCAATCAACTCGAGCGGTGAAGGCGGGTCGGTCATTTCATCCTCGTCGATCGTGACTCGACCGGCCGCCGTCCTCAATCTGACATCCCTGAACCCACAAAACACGAGCATGGGACTTTCGTGGACGGCATCCCCGAGCGACATTCTCGTCACGTATACGGTCACCACGTCACCAGTCACAACGACCCAAACGACGACCGGAACGACACTTACCAAGACGGGACTCAGTGCCGGTGTTCTCTATACGTACTACGTGCTTGCGACCAACGCCTCGGGCGATGGCGGAACGTCAAACACGTCCAGGATTACTTTGCCGCCTCAAGTCACAAGTCTCGCGACGATCAACCCCCAACAAACCACCATGGGACTCACGTGGACGGATGCGCTCAGCGCAACGTCATACTCAATCGCGTCGTCGCCCGCCGTCGCAACATCGCCGCAGACGGCATCACCGGGTGGCGCATACACATTCACGGGCTTGACGGCCGGTATTCAGTACACATTCACCGTGACATCGATCAACGCGTCAGGGTCGGGTACAGTCACAGCATCCCCTGCCGCCGTATACACGCTTTCGCCCGCCGTCGCGAGCGTCACGACGAGTAACCCATTGACAACCACCATGGATCTCACATGGCCCGTGTCGACCGGTGCAGTGTCATATAGCGTCACGTCAACGCCGACAACCACCACACAGACGCTCGCGCCCGGCGGGACGTTCACGGGACTTACGGCCGGGACAACATACACATTTACGGTTGCGGCAGTCAACTCAAGCGGGTCGGGCGGAACGACAACATCTGCATCCAGGATTACGCGGTCGCTTCCACCGGCGAGCCTCACACCTGCAGCTGCGATTGCAGCATCCTTCATCGATTTGTCATGGCCGAGCGCGGTTGGTGCCGTGTCATATACAGTCGTTTCAACACCGACAACAAGCACATTCTCTGGAGTGACGCCGACGAGCCTCCGTTTCACTGGATTGGCGAGCGGGACGAGCTATACATTCACGGTATCGTCAGTGAATGCGAGCGGGACGAGCGAAACGTCAACGACATCGGCATCGGCGCTTACGCTCCCAGATCCACCGGCAAGTATCACGCCGAGCAATGCAACCACGACAACAATCGATCTCAATTGGTCTGCGGCAGTCGGCGCGGACACATACACCGTGACCACGTCGCCCGCGACGACGACCCAAAGTGGTCTCACGGGTACGTCGTACACATTCCCGGGTCTTTCGTCTGGAATCTCGTACACATTTACGATTCGGTCGGTCAATGCATCCGGTACAAGCCTCACTGCGACAACATCTGCGGGGTACTTTACAATCCCGGCGGCTGTTGCGACGCTGAGTACGAGCAATCCACAACAGACGTCGATCGACCTTTCATGGACCGATGTCACGGGTGAGTCTCAGTACACAATCACGTCGACACCATCGATCGTCGGATACACTTCTCTCGTCCTGGCGGCAAACACATCAAGTGCAACCTTTCCAGCGGGTGGGAGCGGATACGCACTCACGGCAGGTACATCCTACGTGTTTCGGATCACCCCATCCAACTCGAGTGGGAGTGGCGCATTCACAGACTCTGTCGCCACGTTCAGTTTGCCGGCTGCGCCCACCCTCTCAGCAACGTCCATCGGCGGTGTATTTACGTCGATCCAGAGAACTCAACTCACGGTCAACTGGATCGCACCGGCGGTCGGTACGACGACTGTGTACTACGTGTCATGTGCCGGCCTGGCGACCCAAACAATCACGGCACCGACCGTCGCGGCGACATTCACGGGTCTGACGGCCGGAACGTCGTACACATTCACGATCCAGTCGATCAATGCAAGCGGTGCAGGTGGTTCAGTCACGACGGCAGCCGTGTTTACGTTGCCGGACGCGGTCACGGCGCCGACGACGAGCGCATACGGTCTCACGACCATGACTGTTGGCTGGACCGGTGCGACAGGTGCAACGTCATACACAGTCTCGGCCGCCGTTTCACCGGCAGGTGGAACCGTTCCGACGACCCAGACGGGTATCGCCGGCACAACGACAAACTTTACGGGTTTGTCGTCCGGGTACAGCTACACGTTCACAATTTCGTCCGTCAACGCGTCGGGTACGGGCGATCTCACGACGGCGACAACAGCCGCCAAGACGCTTTCGCCTGCGCCCGGACAACCGACACTCACAGGCTTCGACGCTGCATCCGGTGGAACAACTCAGATCCAAATTGAAGTGTCGTCCTTCGCCCAAGGCGCAACCAGTAACATATTCACGTCGACACCGGCCGTCGCAACGTCGCCACAAACGTCGGCGGCCTACCCCTACGTGTTCACCGGGCTCAATCCGAACACATCATACACATTCACGGTCCAGTCTGTCAATGCGAGCGGGAACGGCTCGACGTCGATCGCATCGGCCGCTCTATTCACTTTGCCAAACCCGGTGACTCTTTCGGCAACAGACATTGGCGGCGTGTTTACGTCGATCCAACAGGCGCAGATGACTGTCAACTGGAACGCGCCTACCGGTGGTGCGTCGACATACAATGTCACATGTACTGGAACAGGTGGTACCACACAAACAGCTATCAGTGGGACGTCTGCGACTTTCACGGGGCTTACGCCCGGAAACTCGTACAACTATACAATCACGGCAGTCAACTCGGCCGGAAACAGTTCGACCGTCACGACAAACACCGTCCAGACGCTTTCGCCAGCTCCGGGCGTAGCAACACTCAGCGGTGCGACCAAAACGTCGATCGTCGTCACATACGCCACGGCAACCGGTGCCGCGTCGTACAATGTCACGTCATCACCTGCATCTACGACAACGACACAGGCGCTCGCATCCGGTGGAACGTTCACGGGTCTGAGTCCCAATACGAGTTATACGTTCACGGTTCAGTCCGTGAATCCGAGCGGGAATGGTGGAACGTCAGCCGCCTCAGCCGCGCTCGTTACACTCACGTATGCACCGACACTCTCGGCGACGATCGTCGGCGGGGTGTTTACGAGCATCACACAGACGACGTTTACGATCAACTGGGTGGCGCCAAGCACGGGGACGGCGTCGACATACGGCATTTCCGGTACGGGCGTCGCGACTCAGACTGGTATCGCCGGCGTATCTGTCAACTCGAGTACAGTAACAGCCGGATCGACAAACGGCGCATTCACAATCACGTCGTACAACTCGGCGGGGTTCGCGGGTGATTCTGTCGTGACGACGACGATCAAGACGCTTGCGGCCGCCGCGACGAGCTTCGCCCAAGAGGCTGGTACGGCAACGACACAAACAGTCATCCTCACATGGACGAATGCGACGGGCGCCGAGTCGTACATTCTGCTTGGTGGACCCACAACCCTCTACCCGACCACGGCATCGTCGACAGGATATACCGTGTCTGGGCTCACCAATCCTGGAACGGGATACTCATTCACGCTCCAATCACAGACCAACGTGGCACTCACTGGTGGCCCGTCGCTCGGTGGAACGACGGGTTCGATCACGGCGTTCACGGCACCGAGTGCGCCATCAAGCCTCGCGGCGGGAACACCGACCGGAACAACCATTCCATTCACATGGTCAGCACCCAGTGGAACAATCACGACGTATACACTCACGGGTGCCGGTATTTCTGGCGGGTCAGTCACATTCAACTATTCGACAAACCCGAGTTCGTACACGCTCAGCGGATTGTCGGCGGCAACGTCGTACGGACCATTCACGCTCACGGCGTCGAACACGGGTGGTACGTCTGGCGCATCGAACCAAGTTGGGGCGGTCACGACCATTCTGGTAGCGCCGACTGCACTCAACGTCACGAGCGTATCGACGAGTGCATTTACGCTCAACTGGACGGCAACCTCGGGTGCCGGGTCATATGTGGTCACGGGGACGAGTCTCGGTGCACCCCAGACTATCAACTCACCGACCGTCAGTGCAACCTATTCGGGACTCACATCTAGTACTGGGTATGGACCAATTACGGTCACGCCGTATAGCGGTGCCAGTGGTGGCGGAACGGCTGGAACAGCGGCATCGACCGGATCGGGGACAAGCGGAACCGTGTTCACTGTGCCGAACGCACCGGGTACACCCGCCTTATCTGGAACTGCAACCACGACTGGTTTCACGGTAGCATGGTCGGCACCCAGTGGAACAATCACATCGTACTCAATCACGGGGACGGGATCACCGACACCGACGGCATTCACGCCGGCGACCACCTCGCAGGCGTATACGGGTCTGACGGCCGGAAACGGGTATACATTCACAGTCACAGCGACGGGACCGGCTGGTTTCCTCAACACGAGCGGACCGGCGACGCTCGCGCGTACGAGCGCTGCATCGTCGGCCGGGACGGTCTACACGGATACAGTTGTCAACTTCGTCGCCGTCGCTGCCCTTTCAGGCACCTGCGCCTCGTCCAGCGACGGGACAACGTGGGTGTCACGAAATTTGCCTACGAGCGGGGCGTGGGCATCAGTGACTGTATACCCCGCGACGGGCCTGTTTGTCGCCATCGTTCAGTCCTCGGCGATCGCCGCATCGTCCACCAACGGGATCACGTGGACACAACGAACCTTGCCTACGACCGCGGACTGGCTCGGCGTGGCTGTAAACCCCTCTACCGGTGTTTTCGTCACTATCGGTAACCAAACGTCTACTGTCGCCGCCTCCTCCCCCGACGGAATCACGTGGACGCAAAGGACGATACCCGCCGCGGAGTGGTACGCGGTCACCGCCTCGACGAGCCTCTTCGTCGCCGTCGCCGTCAATTCGACCGCCGCCGCCTCGTCCACGAACGGAATCACGTGGACGCAACGAACCTTACCCACGAGCGCGCCCTGGATCTCGGTCACATGCAATCCCAGTGCGGGTCTCTTCGTCACAATCGCTTTGGGTACGAATATCGCCGCCTCCTCCCCCGACGGAATCAACTGGACACAACGAACCTTGCCTACGACCGCGGACTGGCGCGCCGTGACCTTCAATCCCACGGCAGGAGTTTTCTATGCCGTCGCCGCCGGTCCGTCGAATATCGCCGCCTCCTCCCCCGACGGAATCAACTGGACACAACGAACCTTGCCTACGACCGCGAACTGGTTCGGCGTGGCCTTCAGCTCTACGGTGGGTGTTTATGTCGCCACCGCTGGTGGAAACGCGGGCCAGTCGAACATCGCAGCCTCTTCCACTGACGGCATCACGTGGACGCAACGAACCTTGTCTGCGACCGGGTACTGGTTTACCGTTACTGGTTTTTAACCCCCATATAAATCACCTCCCCGCCAACTCCTTGCTGGTCTCGAACCCCGTCCATATTTTTGGTCGAGGTCTTTGACAGTTCAGGGGTTGGTGGGACGCCTCTTAAAGATGAAGGAAACTTTGTTACAAAGAGATGCTCGACGTCATCATCGCGACGCCCGGTCATGGCATGTGTGCCGAGTACGTCCAGAGCCTGATGAAAACCGTACAGGTTCTGAACGCGTCGAAGATCACCTGGACGTTCACGAACGCGTACTCGTCCCTGGTGCACCATGCGAGGGAACTGACCGCGACGGGAATTTCCGGGGGAAGGAACCTCGATCCGTCCGATCGAGGTCCGCTCGGCGACGCCTCGTACAAGAAGATCATATGGATCGATTCGGACATTTCATGGGAGCCTGAGGACTTTATGCGCCTGTACCGCTCGACTGAAAGCATCGTGACGGGTGTGTACCTGCTGGCGGACGGATCGATGACGACCTGCATGTCTGCAGAGTATCCGGCGGGTATACCGACCGGCGTCGTTCGCAAAATGTCGGGAATCCACCAGATTCAAAAGTCTGGGTTTGGATTCATCGCCATCAAGTACGGCGTGTTTGAAAAGATTCCGAGACCGTGGTTCACGTGCATGCCGGTCGAGGTGGCGCCAGGGGTGGTGGACACGGTCTCGGAAGACATTAGCTGGTGCATGAAGGCACAGCAGGCTGGTTTTAAGATTTATATGGATGCTGAAGTGCGCGTGGGACATATGAAAACGAGAAGGGTGGGGTTCTAGGGATCCACGACCGGCTCAGGTATAGTTTTCTTGACACATACCAGATGGCGTTCGCCGTGACAAACACCGGCAACGTAAAGACGCGCGTCACAACGCGTCTTTTCGGTTCCGCTCCAGATATATCAGTCACCCCGAAGAATACGGCACCCGTCTCGACGTCAGGGGGTGGCGTGGTGTTCAAGCCGGGTCAGTACGTCATTTTCCCAGGCACAAGTCTCGCGTCATCCATCAACTTTGGATCACAGACCGTCTCGGTCGGGTCGTCGGGCGTGTCGATCAAAGTGACGTTCATGTTCATGTCGAACAACACGTCGAGCATCGCGGTAGATAATCAGCGCCTCGTCGATTTCAACACGGGTGCAAGCGGCGTCAACAATCTGATCCTGACCAAGGTTGCCGGGACGAACAATCTCATGTTTGCCTACCGGAACGGGTCCGGGACGCAACAGAGCGTCACGACTTCGGGCTTTGCTTTTGAGACTGGTGTCGTGTATACGGTCGTCGCCATTTACAATCCGAACATCGGCGCGACCGGTCAACTGACCATCTATGCGGCATCCGGGAATCGTGTCGGTATAACACCCCTGGCGACGTCAACGCCGAGCGTCAAGGCGACGAGCTCATTCACATATACAAACACGTATATCGGTCGATCGTCGTACACGGCGGATCAACCGCTCATCGCCCAAATATACAGTCTCGGCGTGTACAAGCGTGTTCTCGGTTTGAGCGAGACGATCGCCCCGAACGTCTCCTTTGTCAATGCGCCATATTTCACGGGCTTTCTCCAATCGTCACAGCTCGGTGTCACATACATGCCCACGACGCCCAAATATACAATTGCGCTCTGGGTCCACTGGATCGGCGGCACAAACTTTGTTTCGACGGATGCTCTCGCGCTCGGGACGAACGGGACGGCGTTTGTCGGGTTCCACAATGCAATCTCATTCACGATCGGTGGGACCATCGTCCAAAACACGTGGCAACACGTCGCGATTGCCTACGCGGCTGGTTCCATGCGTCTTTTTATCAACGGCGTCAAGGTGGTGACGACGAGCGTCCCACTCTATAGGGCGTCCGGCATTGGTAAAGTGGTGATTGGAAACGGTTGGAAGGGGTACCTCGACGACTTTCGCATCTACCCGGCATCCCTCCCAGACAAGGCGTGTGCCGACCTGTTCTCGTACGAGACAGCCTTGACGTCCGACACGCCAATCACAGCAAACAACTACGTGTGCCAGGACATTGGCATTCAGTTTGGCTCGAACGTGTTTCCGGCAACGACGAGTCCCGGGTCGGGTGAACTCTTCCCCTTTGGCCCGATCGTCTTTCGTCAGACGACGCGGCTCGGCCGAAACGTGGTCACCCCGTGGTTCCTCCCAAGCAAGTACTTTATCATTTCGCCTTACCGAATCGCCGAAGACTATTCGCTCGCCTTTTGGTACTATGCGATCAACATGACAGGGTCGCCAGTGACGTATGTCCTGCTCAACATGCCAACCCTTTCACTGGTCAAGGCGGGCGCAAACTTTACGTTGGCGCACACGGGGTCACCGGCATTCACGCTCGCGACAGGTCTTGCGGTCGACAACCAATGGCAACACATCGTCGTCACGTACGAGACTGATTACAACGTCGCAAGCCTGTTCATCAACGGCGTCAATGTCGTGAGTGATGTCGCCGGCGGAACATCACCATACTCGACGTCCATTCCGCTCACGCTCGCGGCAAACATGACGGGGTCGCTTGACGATATACGCATGTACAACGGTCGACTCACCGACACGGATTGTCTCTTGCTGTACAACGCCGAACGCGGGTTGCCGAGCGATGCATCCCTGCCTCCAGTCATCTTCGGTCAACCAGACTTTACGCTCAACTTTGGCGAAGAAACCATTGCTCCGTTGACCGATACAGGATTTGGGCGCTACGCCGTCACGAAAATAGGCGCCGTGACGATTCGGTCATTGGCACGTAATGGACAGAATGTCAACACCCCCTTTCTTTTGAACGGGCTCAAGTACCTGCGTGTGGCGTACAACCTGCGGACCGACTTTTCAGTCGCCCTATGGATCTACCCGACGTCAACGTCACCGTGCATCTTCATTGACACGACCGGAATCACCTTTGGCATCGTCTCTGGAAACTACGTCCTGAACAACACCGTCATCGCGTCGGTGTCCCCCTTCCCGATCGACATATGGACGCACGTGACGCTCACCTACTTGGGAGATTTCAACACATCCAACCTCTTTGTGGACGGAACACAGATTGCAACAAACGTAGTCGTGTCCGGTGCAGCCTCGTACATTCCAAACTTGTCAACCCCCGTGACGTTTGGGGCGTCGTTCAGTGGATCGCTCGACAGTATTCGCGTCTACACGGGAATCCTCACAGCAACGGAAGTGTCGTCGCTCTTTGCATATGAGCTTGCCGTCGCCCCCGATCCAGTCATTGCGCCCATCGTGTTCACGGACCCAGACATGGCAATCAACTTTGGTACAGGAATCATACCGGCAGTCTCTGACGTGTATCCGCAAGACGGCACGTTGATTTTGGACTCGTCTCGTCTGGGTATCCCAAACATTGCACCGATCGAGAACGCACCGACGTTCACGTCGAGCAACGTCCAGTTTCTCGCATCGTCTTCTCAGTACATCAACACGGGTCCGGTACTGTGGAATGTTGAAACCATTGGAATCACAATCGTGGCCGACGTGATATTCACGGGTCTCGAAGAATACTACGAAGGTGTTTATTGTGCCCAACGTTCGAGTGGAGGCACGACAATCGATTCGGGCAACGCCGGGAACTTTATGCTCATGCGTAGCGGTCGAAGCCAAACGTTCATTTTTCGCATGTACGATGACATCGGAAGAGCATACCAGGTATACACCCCGTATCTTGCACAGAATCGGCGGTACATCATCGTGTGCGCATTCGATCCAACAGTCGAAAACGGCCTAATGTCCATCTCCCTCGATGGAACGATCGTGGGGACGCTCGCGAACGTTTTGAACGGGCCATTTTCGGATGACACGTACGCAAACAACTGTATCGGGTGTCTCTTTCCGGGCGCATACTATCCCGCCAACATCGACATGTACAAGCTTGCGGTGTTCAATCGCGTGGTGACCCCGGCGGAGCTCGACACAATCGTCTTTGGGACGCCCTACGCCATCTCGGACCTCGTCGGACTTCGAATTGATTCGATCAATTTTGAGTATACGAACGGCGTCGTCTACATCCCCTTTGAAAGTTCAGTCACGGACGTCATTTCAAACACAGTCATCACGCGTCAAGCGAATCCAGTCACCTTTACGAGCGGCATCGTCGGCCAGTGTGCCATATTCGGCGGGAACACGTCAGCGGGTGCACTTCCCCAACAGTATTACACCATGCCGAATGTGTTTACTGGGTACCCGCTTTCGATTGCTTTTCGGTTCAAGCCGCTGCTCACAACATACACGGGTCACATTTTTAACATCACGGACGGTGCCGGCACATCGTGTTTCAATGTCACATATGACGGCGTCGGTCTGAGCATCGCGACGAGCACAAGTCTCAATTCGGGAGTCGTTTTAGTTGGTGCATGGATTCACGTGGCTATTACGGTCGATGCGAGCTACACGTCGCGAATGTACATCAACGGGGTCCAAGTGTCACAACAAGCCGGATCGTTCAACATGTCGACGTTCGCAACAACAATCGTCATTGGTGGCAATGCGACTCTTCCGCCGACCAACGGCTTCAACGGCATGATGGACGAAATTCGGATGTTTCAGCGGGCGCTTTCGCCCAGTGAGGTTTCGACGCAGTATGAAACCGTGACACCGATCAACACGTGGACGCGCAATGCACCGTTTTGGCCCGGATCGTTCGTGAAGAAGGAGTTTGCCCCGACGTTCAATCTAGGACAGTTTGGCTATTCCGTCGCCCTGAGCGGTGATCACACGACGATTGTCGTTGGTGCACCCGAGGCGTCCCGCGCGTTCGTCTACGACATTGAGACCGAAACACTGTTGGCCGAACTCCCAAGCGTTGCCGGCTCATTTGGTAACTCGGTCGCGACCAACTATGACGGAACCGTCTGTGTCATCGGCGCACCCACATACAACAACGGCGCAGGCTATGCAGCCGTCTTTGACACGGCGACAGGTGCGGTCCTCAACGTACTCACGGGTGCGGGCAGTCAGTTTGGCTTTACCGTGTCGATGAGCGAGGATGGGTCGAGAGTGCTCGTCGGAACGCCGGGCGTCGGTGGATCGGGCGGGTACGCCACGGTGTTTTCGGGGGCGGGGTACGCGACGACCGCATCACTCGCAGGTTCGGGTGGCAGCTACTACGGACACACGGTGTCTCTGTCGGGCGACGGCACGACGGCATATGTCAGCGCACCGAACGACGGAGATGGTGTTGTCCGCGCCTTTTTATCGGACGGTACGTTCCTCAACACAATCACGCGTGCGTCCGGTACGTACGGCTACTTTGGCTTTTCGGTCGCGACCAATTCAACCGGCACGCGTGTTATCATCGGTGCACCAACCGCAAACAACAACACGGGGTTTGCAGGCGTGTATTCGTCGGACGGTGCGCTCATTTCAACACCCACCAATGTGGTTGGACTCTATTCACAGTTTGGATTTGCAGTCGCGATCAGCGGCGACGGCTTGTCTGTGTTTGTCGGCACACCATTCGGAAATGTCAATATATTGAGATCCGGGTACGCCGCGCTGTTCAACGCGGGAACTGGAACCCTGACCAAACAGATTGAGCAAACGACGTTTTCATTTTTTGGCGTTTCAGGAGGTGTCAGCTACGACGGATCGTACGGTATAGTCGGTGGAGCCGGACCATCAAACACGCCGTTCGTGATCAAGGGATCAGTCCTTGTGTTCAACACGAACCAGCGTGTCGACACGGCATACTATCTGCAGGGTGACTATACGGTTGCTGGGTGGTCCCGCTACAAGGCGGGGACGATTATATTTTCATCATCCGAGGTTCAAATCTCGACGGATGGTACGCGGTACATTGGCGTCCACAACGGCATAAAGTTTGGCATCCCCGATGTCATCACGTGGCCAGTCAGCGTGTTTGTGACAATCGTGATCGGTACGACCGCGACGACAATAACAAAGACGAGTGGTGGCTCAGCCTGGAACGGTCTTGCACGTACGGCGCAGTCATATGCGTACACGGCATACATGACCGCCACACCCAGTGATACAACCTCCGTGATGGCGTTTGGTCTGTCGACCGCGACATCCGTGGCGACGCCATCACTGGATTACGGCTGGCTGTTTTCCGGAAGTGCCGCAATCATCTTCGAGAATGGCACGTCCTATGCAGGCTACGGCGTGTACACGACATCGACCGTGTTCCAGGTGACATACGATTCGACAAAGGTGTCGTACTACAAGGATGGTGAGCTTCAACGAACAACTGTACGTGCACCCGGTCTCGCCCTATATGGTCAGGCAAACATGTACACCATCGGATCGGCATTCAAGGGGGTTGATTTCGGCTTCAACTTTTCGCGAATCGAATTCGACAAGTGGCAACATATCGCCTATACATATCTCGGCGACTACAACATTTCGAACATCTACGTCAACGGTCAACTTCAGGCGTACATAGGTGTGTCTCCTCCCAACGTAAACATCACCGGACCGTACGTGCTCGGTCTCGAATGGCAGGGCTACATTGACGACGTGCGCACATACTCACGTGTCATGGCACCTGATCAAATTCTCGCCATGTACACCTACGAGAGCACGCTCCCACCCGAACCGACGCCATTGTCTTACAGTATCCCGAAGATGGCGCTCAACTTTGGAACAGCTGACGTTGAATCAATCACGAGTATTGGATCTTTTGCCATCACAATCACGGGGGCGATTGCCGGACAAGACTCGTCTCGACTTCAAAAGTCTGTTACGACACCCTACTTTTCATCACTGACCAAGTACCTCACAGTTACGGCCAAATCGACGACACCGTCTCTCGTAAATCCGGGATCGGTGATTCTCTCGTCCAACTATACGCTCGCGGACGAACAGACGTTCAGGGTTCCACAGACGAACCGAAACGCACGAAACATCCAGTGGCAGTACACGGGCGTGCCACAAGGTCTCATCGTATCATCCCAGACTGATTTTGGCATCACATTCAAGATTTTCAAGGGGACGACCATTCCAAATGAAACATTCCTCAGCATCAAGGCGATCAATCCGGTCAACCTGTCATCGTCCGTTGTGTCATTCTCCGTCTCGGTGACGGACGGTATCGCCATCGGAGGTGATCTCGTCACGGACATTAGTGGGCGCCGAATTCACATCTTCACGTCGCCGTCAAGCACGCTCACCATGCTTGCAACCGGAACGGTGGACATGCTTCTCGTTGCAGGAGGCGGTGGCGCCGGTGGAGGATATGCGGGAGGTGGAGGAGGTGCCGGTGGTCTCATTTTTCGAGGAGCCGAGACAGTGGCGGCTGGAACATACGGTGTCACGGTTGGGTTGGGTGGAAGTGGATCGTATGGGGCTGCACCGCCATCGAGTGGACGGAACACGGCGCTTGGAGCGTTGTTTACAGCGATCGGCGGCGGAGCTGGAGGGGCTGACCAAACGCAACTCGGTGGTGTCATTGTCGCAGCGCGCACCGGTGGATCTGGTGGCGGCGGCAGCGCGAATGCAGTTGCAGCGGGTCTCGGAACTGTCGGCCAGGGGAACAAGGGCGGCACGGCGGCTACAAGTGGAAACTCGGCGGGAGGTGGAGGTGGTGCCGGTGGGGTTGGTGGTTCCAAAACTGTCATCATCACAAGCGAGGCTGGTCAGTTTGCCCAGTTTGGGTTTGCATCGGCAATCACTGCCGATAGTACAAAGTTGCTTGTCGGTGCGCCGTACGCATCGAGCGGTGCTGGGTATGCCGGCTTATTTAACACCGAAACGGGTATAGTCATTCGGACATTTGCGAGCACGGCTGGGGCTGGGGCACGGTTTGGAAGCTCGGTCGGCATTTCGAGCGACGGATCGCGCGTCATCGTGGGTGCATCCCCTGCATCAAGCGGTGCCGGGTACGCCGCTGTGTTTGACGGAACGAATGGCGCGCTCATCGCGACGCTCGTCGGAGCGGGAAATCAATTTGGATTCTCGGTGGCAATCAGTGGTGACGGCACGACGGCGATCGCCGGGACGCCGGGTGTTAACGGGCTCAACGGCTACGTCAACGTGTACACGGGTGCCACGTACGCAACAGTCACACCGGTTGGGTACACACCGGTCGGCGATGAATACTTTGGTCACTCGGTGTCAGTCACCGACGACGGCAGTCTCGTGCTCGTGGGTGGACCAAACAAGTCGAGCGGAAGTGGGTATGCCGCAGCGTTCGACACGTCAACTGGGATCTTCTTCCGTGAGTTTACCAGTCAGGCTGGTGCATTTGGATATTTTGGCTACTCGGTGGCAATCAGCGCTGACGCGACGACTGTGATTGTCGGTGCACCAACCTCAAATGTCAATGCTGGGTACGCGGCGACATATGTTGTCGCGTCGGGCATCATCAAATCGCCCATGACCAACGTTCCTCTTGGAGCGTCACAGTTTGGATATGCAGTCGGTCTGAGCAATGATGGATCGATTGCCATTGTAGGCGCGCCATTGGCACAAGCCACTCTGTATGGCGACCAAGGTGGGTACGCGGCACTCATCCTCGCATCGAGCGGCGTCGTTATTCGTACATTCTCGACGGAATACCCCATGACGGGCGCATCGGTCAGTATAAGCAACGATTCCGTGTCGGCGGTTGGAGGTGCAGTTGTCGACATGTTTCCCTACCAAATTGATGGCGGAGTATCCATTTATTTCTAAGCACCAAGTAGATGCCTGTAAGAATAAAGGGCGGTACCGGCGGTCCCGGACTTACCTACGCAATCACCGGTATCAGTCAGACGTATTCCGGTGGAGGAGGAGGTACTGACGCATTAGGCGGCACGGGTGGAGGTGGTGATGGAAGCGCTTCAGGACCAGGTGGTGACGCAATATACTATGGCGGAGGCGGTGGAAGTTCGGGAACGTCATCCGGACTGGGTATACCCGGCGGAAACGGCTACCAAGGCATATTTATACTTTCATATCTGATCAACGTCGCTGCGGCATCAGGTGCAACGCCTCTGCTTTCGAGTCTGAGTCCATTTGTTTTTTCAACGTCAACGCCTGGACAATCATTCACAGTGTTCCAATCGGCGACAAACACTGGGCCAATCGTCTGGTCATACAACACCTTGCCGAACGGTGTGACGGTGACGTCACAGAGCATCACGCAGATTACTTTTGGAGTGAATCAAAACTCGACGGCTGTTCAACAGCCGTTCATCGTCACGGCCACCGGTCAATATGGATCGACTTCAATCACGCTCACGTACACAGCGACACTTTAAAAAAACAAGGTGAAGAGCGAAGCGAATCGCAAGGTCTGACGGAGGGCTTCGCCCTCCCCGAGGCACCCTTGACACTTTAAAATATTCGTCGAAACTAGATGACGACGGCATTCACCGTTCAACCTTTGTACACCATCACATGCTGGTTGTTGTCCACAGGTTCCGGTTCGTCAACCTTTGCGAGTACGCCGACACTTACGCTCGGGACAGATGGGTTCCAGTACGTCGGTTCACACGTAGGAGTTGACTTTGTACTCGGTGGGTACTTAAACGCATACACATGGTCTCACGTCGTCTTTGTTTACGACGGGACAAACCTTTCATTCTATGTCAATGGATCGTTACAAAACTCGATCGTCCCACCGGCTTACACGATTGCATCCGGGCCTCTCATTGTCGCAGCCAATTGGACAGGGTCTGTTGACGATGTACGTGTGTATGACGGTACACTTACATCTTCACAGATTTTGGCGCTCTATATTTACGAGACGGGTTTATCAGATCCGGAGCTTTCCAGTGTGTTCTTCACGTCGCCCGACTTTAGTGTTTCGTTCGGATCGTCCGCCAATGCCCCGACAACCACGGATTCCGGAAACTATCAAATTTCGTACGATTACGCCGGCAATAATATAATTTCGATGGGTGTCGTCTCTCGACCAAACGTGTCTTGGCCTCCAACGAGTGTCAGTGTGGCGACGAACGCGGCATCATACACAACGATTCTCGGTGGTCAAACGTATGGCAACGGCGACTATGTCATGTCGGCATCATCATTCAAAGATGTCGGGCACAACTATACGCTGCCTTTCCAGGTTCCATTCAGCATAAACGATCAATGGGTCACCCCAAACCTCAAGTACTATAGGGACATCGATCTGTATCCAGGTTTGTACCAGGGTGCTGAGACAACCTCGATGGCATACCGCTTCGAGTTTACGTACGCTGGTGTCATTCGAACCGCGCTTCTTCCGGCCGGGACGTGGACATTTTCACTCACGGGTGGTCAGGGTGGTGATTCATCGACGACAATTGCATCGCCTGGAGGGTTTGCAACGACAGCCATCGGCACGGTTGTGTTTGCGGCCGATACGCTCATTCAATACGTCATCGGTGCAAAGGGGAGTGCAGGTGGGGCATACGGTGGCGGTGGAGGTGGAGGTGCAACCTATGTTCGAACATACGTTCCAGCACCCTTGCCTGAACCCACATGGGGTGCACGCATCGCCGGAACAGCAAACGAGGTTGGTCAAAATATTACAGTCGATTCGACCGGCAGTGCATACGTCACGGGCTACATGGATTCGACAACGCCTATGGCGTCCGTCTACAATGCAAATGACGCAGTCGTGGCGACATTCTCGACGCTCAGCGGTCAAACGGCAACAGCCTATATCGTCAAGTATGCGCGCGACGGCCTGACTGCGCCATGGACCGTCCAAATTGCGATCGGTGCGGCGTACCCTTCATCTATCGCGGCTCTTCAAGTCAAGACTGATCCGGGAGATTTTCTCTATGCCGCCGGATACTATACGGGTGGTCTGACTCTGTATAACGCCGACGGGACGGTATATGTCCCTCCCGTTGTAATCCCCGCACCGTCCGGGTCATACGATACGTTCATCGTAAAGTACTCGTCGGTCGGCGTCGTCCAATGGGTCAATCGCATTTCAGGGAACCAGGTTGATGTTCCGACGACCCATGTTCTTCTGGCTGACGCAACCGGCGTGTACGTCGGAGTCATTTTCACGGGCACAATTTCCATTCGGTACGCGACAACGGGTGCTGTGTTTACATCCATGACGGCCGATTCGGTATCAGGAAGTTCGTGTATCGTCAAGTACGATACGGTCGGCCAGCCCGTGTGGGTCAGGAAAATCGGAGGCACGGGTGGGGCGATTGTCACGGGTATGACAGTCGAACCATCCGGTGGAGTCTACGTCACTGGAACCTCATCGGCGGCATGCGACGTGTACAACACGAACGGTACGACTGTGTTTAAAACGCTTTCGATCGGCTTAGGGTTCATTGTCAAGTACGAGTCCACGTCCGGGAGTCCACTCTGGGCGACGCAAATGGTCGGTCCACCTCAAGACTCGATCGTATCCACGTCGGCAACGTCAACCGCCCTGTATGTGGTTGGCTCGTATACGGGTACGTTCTCAGCATATAACCAGGTGGACGATTCGCCATATGGAACCACGCTCCCAAACTCTGGCGGGTCGGACACATTCATCGTCAAGTACAACCTTTCGGGCGGTGTTCAGTTGGTGACGCGTATTGCCGGCACGGGTGCGGACACCGGCACGGACGTGTCGACAACGACCGACGGTGTTTTTGTCGCCGGAACCATGAGCACAAACACGACGATTTATAATGCGGATACGACAACGTATAGAAGTCTGACGGGAACGGGATCGTTCCTCGTCAAGTATAACACGACAGGGACGGCGGTCGAGGCGTTCAAAATGATCGGAACAAACACGCTGAACGCCATTGCGGCAAACGCAGCCGGGAACGTGTACGCCACCGGATCGTATTCCGGCGGCCTGTCAATCTTTGACAGTTCGGACGTTTCGTTCGGCACGCTCACAAATGCCGGCTTGCAAGATGCGTTTGTGATTAGTTATTCGTCCCCGCCGCCATCCGGAACGCTCCTATTTATTGCATCAGGTGGTGGTGGCGCTGGTCCTCCCGGCGTCCGTGGATCGGATGCATCGACGGCACAGACGGGTATAGGACTCGGGGGCGTCCAAGGGAATACGGGATCGGGAGGCGGCGGCGGGTTCTCGGGTACGGGAGAAGGAGGTGATGCGGGCGGGAAAGCCTTTCTCGATGGGTCGGCGGCCGGATCGGGATAC